CTCGAGGCGATTTTGGCTAGGGCTGACGTCGAGCTTCGGTCAGCAAAATAGCAAAATTCGCCGCTAGCACTTGCCTACCCATGCTTAAGATCGGAATACAACTCTGCGGGAGTACTTGGGATCATGGTTCGGCCTGCGGCATGGATGTGTCCGCCAGTCGCATCTTGGAAGAGAACCACAGGAAACTGTTCCACTGGCACAATGTCGGCATACCGAGTCTTGTAGATTGGGTTTCCAGCGGTGTAGATCTGGAACTCACAGCTCTCTTTGAGCGAGACAAGCTGCCTGTCTTGGCTAAACCAATCTTGAAGCATCTTGCTTGTAGAGTCGTTGCCAACGAATAATGCGATCTGGTAACTCTTCTTGGGTGGAGGCGATGCCGGCGAAGTTGCAGGTTTAAGAACCGTCGAAACTTCCACCGATGGCGTTGCCGGCGTTGTGAAGTTTGGTGTGGGGCTCACCGGAGTTACCACACTCGGACCGACAACACTGGGCTGGACGATCGTTGGGTGAACAATCACGGGCGCAGGATAGACGCGTGTTGGGGGACAGTCCTGAGGGCAAATGCGAATCTGTTGCTTGACCTCGCCTTGCGCTTGCAAGTTCACGGACTGTGGTTCCTGTAGCTTCTCGATCTTGCCTGCACTCGTGGGTGTCGATGGGCGATAGGTCGGAATCGCCCACGTTTCATTGGTTGGATTCGGCAGCACCGGTTGATGCAATGCCGTGAATACAACTCCCAATAGAACCGCGTGGATAATTGCCACCACGATAAGACCTAAACTCAGGCGAATGCGAATGGTATCGTTGATCATGATTACTGGATAACCTCATAACTTCGGTAAGGTAGTGAGCTGCTTGGATCGTTTAGAACAGTCAGTGCAAAGCCACCGTAGCCAGCCCACAGTCGGATGAACTGTTCTCGTGGCGTCAGTTCGAATCGCCCTGGATAGTTGTTGTCAAGGATCGCCGCGTATTGCTTACCCTCGCGTTCGATCCAGCCGACGAACGTGCAACAGTGGGCCGGCTTCCACCAGAGGATCGCTCCTCGGCGTGTCGCACTGGCCCAGTCAAGAAATCGGGGGTCAGCTTTGAGCGTGTAGCTGTAGTCAACTCCAGCTGCATCGAGTCGATCACGCAGCCTTGAGTCCCACTCGCCATCGGCGTAGGTAGATCGCCAGCGTTCCCCAAGTTCGATCTTGTTCAGCCAGCGCAGGTGATTTACAAGCGAAGCATGGACACAACTCCCTTGGCCAAGCGAACCTGTCCAATTGCGCTGATGCAATTCGACTGGCAAGTTCGCGGGCGGTTGCTCGGGACTAGGAGCCGGCAACGCGCGAACACTGACGTTGCCCGAATCGCAGCCGGCAAGCACGAGCAGCATCAATGCAGAGGCTGAAATGAATTGTTTACGGATCATGTTGAGCTCGTTTCTAACCTTGTTAACTGTGACGACTAACGCTGACCCGCAAACGCAAGGGTCGTTTGATGAGCCGAGGCCCAACTCGTGCCCCTGGTGCGGGCCAGCGGTAGTCGTCGCTAACTCTTGAATACCACCCACAGTCGAGAATTGGTTTGAGGCGTAGCCGCAACGAATCGAATGGGCAGCCCACACATGGCCTTCATAGTGACGTAGCGTGGATTGGCCGGATCAAACAAATCGGTTGCATAACTGGCGAGTTGGACGTTATCACCGTTGGGTAAACGCCCTTCGATGATCCACGCCGATTGAACGGACTGACTTGCCACGCAAAAGCAACTGCGATATTCACCTACCGAGAGCCATTGGCTAACGAGACCATTGGCCATCCGCAAGGACTGCGTTGCGCGAGCTCGATCGATAGTTACTTTTGCGATTGATGCCATCATCTATTGACTCAAACGTAGACGGACTGTGAGTGTGCCTGGCGGCGCGGCCTCAATGGCTTTGCCGATCATTGAATGTGCGTAAGCGTTCTTCACTACATGCCAACTGATCTGCGACCAGTAAAGGATTGTTCCAGCAGGAATGTTGGTAGTTGGGTCCTTGACGACATCGAAGACGCCACGAACCGTGATACTGCCTCGTGAGCCCGCACTAATCCCAAACTTTGCGATACCCACGAGCTTGCCCACGACGACGATCGAACCCGAAGGCACATCAGCCTCAGGTACGAAGTCGACGGTCGTACCGTCAGCAACGTGGATTGCTCCAATGTTTATGATTTGTGCGTTGTTGCTCACGGTGTCTCATCACTGGCTCAGGCGAATGCGGACAAAGGAATCAGTGGCGGCAGCGTCATTCACGACTTTGCCGAGATACTTGGTGCCAACATCGTCAGCGACCACAGCCCCGTCTTCATCGACGTAGACCTTGGTTCCCGCTTCGAACTCGATTGCTAGTGCCGGGTCTTTGGGAATATCAAAGACGCCTTCCACAGCGATGGAGCCGAGTGAACCGGCCTTGATGTCGCGTTTGGTGATCCCTACCAAGTCGCCTTGGATCACGATTGACCCAACAGCAACATCAGCGGTGGGAGTGAAATCGACGGCCTTGCCGTCATGAACGAATTGAGCTTGCATGCGTTATGAGGTCCTTGGAGTGGTGGAATGATTAAGGTGGAGAGGTGAAAGCGTGGGCTACTCGCCGGTCACCTTCACAGCAGCGCGAGCATCTTGCGAATTCACGCCAAAGTCGATGTAGGAGCGGAAGCCCATGCCGAGGGTGTTCGGAGGCATCTCGACGCGCTCAATGACCGGCGTGCGTCGACCATTAAGGAACACAATCTCAAACGCTGGCAGCACATTGGGATTGGCGAACAGATACCAAGCTGAGCCGCTGGCTCCTTGGTAGTAACTATCCGACAAGTGCGGCGTTGAAATGACGCGATACTTGTTGCGGTGAGGGTTGTCGACCGGAATCTTGGTCGGCGTACCTTGCGCATCGATCATCAATTGTGCCGAACCCATGAGAAGTTCCGCATCGGTTTCAATCTCCACCGGGACAACCAAGAACTCGGGCCGAATGTTGATAGGCTTTTGATCCTTGGCTTTGTTACCTGGACCAGCCTTTTGTTTACGGAAGGTAGTCTTGGCAATCGTGAGCGACTCGGGACCGAACTTGGTGTCAGGACCCGTTAGCAAGTTTCCGTTGGCGGACGTGAAGAACGCAGTGTTCTTGAGTAGCAACGTGAAGAACAGCTCATCGATCGACTCCGCACCGCTACGTCCCATTTGACGAGGGATATCCATGAATGCATTGAGATCGTCGTTGATAATGTCATGACGAGTTAGTGCAAGGATCTGACCATAGGTATCAGCCTTGTTGCTGTACTTTTGGTCCGAGAGCTTGCCATGCTTCAATTCACCATCGGGCGCGACCTTTTCAAAGCCCCCAGTACCGAGCAATCGATAGCGAGAGATCTCCTTAAAGTCGCTAACAGTCCCAATACTACACAGGTCGAACGCGGCGATCGGTGTCGACTCGTAGGCAGACAGGAGCGTCTTATTCATGACGTTTTCAAGGATGCCAGGCAGTGACATCGTTGAAAAACCAGCACGAATCGTTGCGGTACCGTCGCCGAACACGCGCGGAATGTCGTGGCCCTCCAATCGCGCGCATTCAGCGACAAGTTCTCGCAAGCCGATGTGACGAAGTGGATCGGCAGAGTTGAGCGTTCGCTCTCCATAGGCCTTGAGCAACTTCGTTTCATCGAGCCCAACCGAAAGACAACAAGCTGCCTCAAGGACTTCGCGTCGGTACATCGGTTGGCTTGCCTGATGGTCAGGGGCCTTGGGTCGTTCGATTCGTAGCACTGCCAACTCCGTCTTGGTAACACTCCAGCCCTCTTCAATTGAGCGAGCTTCGATCTCTGGATGCTTGCCGGCGCAGACCTTGCGGATGCCGGAGATTCGTTTGGATTCAGCGGCGGCTTCGATTCGCATCTTGGATACTACTCCATTGGAATTTGTCCGCTTTGGTTTGGCAGACAGTTCGAGACTTGCGTTGACTGGGTCGAGTTCCGAATCGTCGGATTCGGTGGATTCCTCGTCTGGCTCATCGCCATCGAGATCATCGTCACCCTCAGCTTGGCCAGCTGCTATACGTGCCTCGGTGTCATCGTCGGCACCGAGGGCCACGAAAGACACCTCGCCGAGTGTCGACTTACGAGCGATGTAAACAGGACCTTTGAACTCGCGACTGTTGGCGGTGGCGGTTTTACCTTCAGGAATGAAGACAACCTTATCGGCGTTCGCACCGAGCGACGCTTGCCAAGGGAAACCGTTTTCGCTGGTGGCGATGACTTCCTGAGCAGTGTTACCCACACCCGAGATCACGCCTGCGACTTCCAATCGCGAATCGCCGACCATGATGTCGTCCGTGTGACCAACGATACTGGCGCGATCGTGGTCCTTTAGAATTGGGCGCGACTTGCGAGTCACTCGCATGCCTGCCAGGTCCACAACCACAGGATATGGCCAACCGCCAAGTCGCATTGCGCCGCCTGTGTAAGCAACCATCGAGAATTTGCGCAGCGACGGCTTGCCCTCTTCGGCAGCCTCCGCTGCTTGCAAGTTAATCGAACTGGCATCGTCACAAACGATTCGTAGCGAGCTGGGCACCGATTCGGCATCCACTTCACTCTGCTTACTTGACTGCTGTGTCTTCGTCATCCGTTACATCTCCAGGAGAAAGTGAAGTTGAATCGATCGACAGTCCTAGCTCGTGCATGAGCGAGACCTCTTTCGCGCGTTGTTTAAGTTCCGCCTCCCAATCACGCCCCTGCCTCGCGTATTCATGGGCCAGAGTTGTCGTATGATTGGCGAGGCGGATTCTCTGGGCATTGGCTTCTTTGGCCGGGTCGACATGCTCATGTCCGTCCCAGAACCATTGATGCTCGAACGACGAGTCGAGAGTGCGAAGCGAGTTAGGCAGATAGCCTTCGATGAGAATCGCTTCACGCAGCCATGCGTACAGAATGCGATCCAGGATGGTGCGAGCCATTTGCGACTGCTCGACACGGATCGACTTGAAGTAAGTTTGATGATCGAGTCGCCCTGAGGCGTAGTTGTAGCCGGATGAGTTTCCAGCAGCCACGTTGAATGGCATGTTCAAACAACGAGCGATCTCGTTTAAGACCTCGCGTTTGAACTCGGCGTAAGTAGTGGCCGGTTGCTCCGCATGCATCTGAGCCATCTTCCAACCGCCTGGCATTGTTAGCAAAGCTCGCTTCTCCAGTTCGATTGGCTCGAACGGTTCCGCCGCATCCGCTTCGCCACCTGCCGGCGCGTCGGTGTAGAGAATCCCAGCGAAGTCAGCCGCTGTTTCGGCCGCGGCTAAAACGGCAAGCGTGAACCGTCGCAGTTGTGCAAACAGCGGCAGAGCCGGCGTGATGTCGGGAATGCCACGGATTTGCCCCGGACGATCGCTGCGGAAAAAGTGAAGGATCGAACTGGCATCGATGGTGTCATAGTTCTCGGTTAACGAGAAAGCGTCGTCGCCTGGATGTTCTCGGAGGACATCATAAGAGATCGCGTTGCCATGCTCATCGAAGCGAATTCCATCGATGTAGCGATAACTATCGAGTGCCAAAATGGGCGATGTGACCTGTTCAGCTTCGATTAGCTTCAGATCG